CAGCACCGGTTGTTCCGCTATTATTATATATTAAGTTTTGTGAAACCGCAAAAGATCCACTAATCGGAAGTAATCTTAAATTACCAGTCGTTGCGCCGGTTGCCGGGGTCCAATCCATGACGTAGCCGGATGCTGTGGTGTTGCTAATAACAGCGTCACGCACGAACGATTCTTCGTCGAAAGATACGGTTCCATCATAATAAAGCTCGAGTCGTACCGTTTGATCGTAAACTGTTTGAGATGTTTCTTCGTATTCGTCTATTTCGATTATCTTGCCAATTGGCCCGGTTACTCCACCATAATCGTTTCGCATTTGATATACGTTTTCGGACATATTAAAGTTGCCATTTGGATATTCCAGATAAAGATTTCCAACAGCATTTGTACCAGTTTCTGGTTGCCATTTATATATTTTTCCGTTGGAAATCGAAGCTGTGATATTATCGGCAGTATTTCCGTTACCAAATGCGATATAATTTAAAGTAAAATCTAATCCAGATGCGTCAAATGTAGAAGCTTGAACCGGAGTCAATTTAAGACGTTTGAGCAAGCGATATTCGGTTCCAGCTACAGTTTTTTCATGCACCGAAACTATTTCTTGAGTGGTTATGCCGTTTACAAAACCTCCCAATGCAAAATCACCACCAGTTATGCTTCCGAGTGTAAGTTCGGAAGTACCAGTGGTTCCCGATTTTCCGGGTTTCCATGCAAGAATCTTTGCGCTTGCAGGATCATAACCAGTAACTCCATTTGCTCCAGTGAGCGATTGTGTTGCTGTTGCTCCCAGTGTAAAAGAGTTTGTTAATCCAGCTCCAAGTAAATTGACTCGTATTTGCTTTTTACGTAAAAGTGGATTTTTTAACAAAGCAAACTGGCGATAATCGTTTTCGGTAGTTAATTTACAACCTTCACTTTGTTCAAAATCGGTTACAATCATCAAAGAAGATGCACCAAGTTCTCGAACTGCATTTGAACCATGACCACCAACAGGAGACATTATGGCTGTTGCCAACAAACTCATGTCGGCACTTATTCCTGGTGCAAAAGTAAGACCGGCTACGACATTTACGGTAGCATAAGTGTAATCTTGACCATTGTTTATCAATTCAAAACGATCAAGGTATCTTTGTCCGGTTGTACCTTCACATGAGCACGCGCTTGTGCTTCCTGTGGCAGTTACCGCCAAAAACGAAACGCTTATTTCTGCTGCTGTTGCCGATGTATGAAGACTATTGGTGTCGGCAACGCCATCACCCGAAACAACAACTGTTGGTAATATAGAATAATAAGTTGGATCTGCTCCGCCACTGACTCCAAAATCTAATGGTGTAGCAAGAACTACAGTTGCAGTGCTGTTTGCGTTGTTTATAAAATCTACAATTTTTCTTTGCTGACCCGAACCGCTGCCACTTTCAAAACGAATGCTCATATTGTTATAGTAATCGTTCTGATAGACCAGTTTTGATCCACCAATTATAACCGCAGTAGCACCAGCAGCTGTTGTTCCGGCTACCTGATTGGCTGTATCGAAAAACAATACGCGATCGGATATAACAAAATTTCGCAAAGATTCGTTTAAATCTATAAAATCTATAGAACCATCCACTGCATTGTTTTGAACATCGTACTGAAGCTGACGGTCGTCGTTTTCGTTGACGCTCGTCACATACTCGACCGGCATGTAACCGATACTGATACCTTGAGTTTTTGTTAAAAACTTTCTTTTGGATTCGGATATCGAATAAAGATATTTCCAACGATAACCGTCCGATAAAGTTCTTATTTGAGAATCGGTGTGTGTTGGTGCAACCGTAGAAGCTGTACCGTAGTTGTTATCGATGCATTTGTAAACGCGTTCTTCATCGACCAAAACATAAAATTTTAAAGCCGTAACATCATCATACAAATCGATTGTGTCTCGATACGCATCGTAAACAATATTAGGTTCCCAATCGTAACGTTTTACTACTATCGATACATCAGACTTTTGAATTTTTTTGAACGCCATTGCTGTGCGCCAAAAGTCTGTATCGGATTTTACGCAATCGATATTTTTTGGCGGCGCGTTGTCTTGATTTGCGCCTGTTGCACTAATCCATTCGGTTGGTTTGCCGATACCAAGAAAAATAGTATCGCCCGACAAAACATCAAAGTTTTGATAAAAATCTTGTATAAGATATTGGCGAAAATCTTGTCTAAATGGATCACATACGGGCATACGTTTCTCTCTTTAATATATTTATGGTTCAAATGATATATTTGTTAAATCTGCTTGTGTGGATCCGGTGGCTGACGTAAAACCACCACCGGTAACACCACCAGAGTCGATTATGTCTGGTATAATTTCACCTTCATCTATTTCAAATGTTCCGGTCAATCCGGCTGTAGAACCCGTTGCGCCGGTTCCTCCGGTTCCTCCGGTTGTTCCTGTTATTCCGGTCAAACCACCGGTGGTGCTTGTTGTTATGTAACAAACAGTGGCTTGCATCAAATTGTTTGGGCTAGCATCGTGAGTGATTTGATTAGCCCATTCAAGAGCGCAACGGAATTCTTCGCCGACTGGCATGTTGAAAAAACTACTAAGAGTTATTTTTCTAAACTCTGTGCTACTCGAATAACGCAAAACTGCATATTTAAAATCGCCAGTAAAGCTGCTAGCCCAATTATACCGCAAAGCGTCGGATGTCATGGTCCATTCTGGCCAAGATTGTGAACCGGTAGTACCCAACAAGAAATCTTTTTTACCTTCACCTACGCTGCTGGACCCGTAAAGACCTTTTAAATCGTATTCGATGCGAGCCAAAACTGGTTCGTTCACGCGCCGATTTGGATGTTGATATATCACCCACCAAGGATCAGCTGCGGGAAATCCTAAGTCTGCCAAAGGAGACGATGGAGCTTCGAAATTAATACCCTCGGTCACTGGATTTGGTTGGCTGGTAAGTATTGGGTCATGTATATTTGGATCGTAACCATAAGCGGTTGCACCAAACCAACTTCTTAAATCGTCAAAAGTTTCATTTGTATAAGGTAAATAATGACCAATCAATGGAACTTCATACTTTATTAATGCGCTTTCGGCATCAAGATTAGACTGAGCGCAACGCTTTATTAAAACCTGTCCGAAAAAACCAAGACCGGCTGGGTGAATAAGACGCTTGAGAGCATCGCGATATCGATTGATTACTATTTCGGTTTTAAGAACATACGAATAGTTTTGATAATAATGGTTATCCTGCAAAACTTTATTGGTACTCAATCGTCCATCATTGTTTGCATAATATCCAGCAAAATTGCAAACTGCGCCAAGCGAACATGTGCCGCTAAATCCAGTGCCCTTTTCGGATTGTACTGTTATCGAAGGAACGGTGTTATAATTTATACCAAAATCTTCTATTTCGATTTTTAATATCTTACCAGAGCTGTTTACTTGCGTTACTTTTGCGCGTGCTCCTTGACCTATGTCGCCTGCTGCATTTGTAAAAACAACTCGATCGCCAACGCGATATGCAGAACCACCCGAAGAAATTGTTATGGTTGCCACTACCGAATATATTTTCGGTTCGATTACGTTTTCTGTTGCGGTCTCTATTTCAAGCGGACGCGTAGAAACAAATGTTCCATTAACATTTCCGATGGTCAACTCATAAACCGAAAAAGGACCCAGTTGAAATTTTGAAACTTCAACCACTGTTGCTGCTGCTACGGTTGTACCGCTAGCATTTTTTTGATATATTCTTCTGCCTGCCGACTCGAAGATTTTATTTCCTTGTGCGCCTGCTACTCGCAAAGTTTTTCTTTGTATCCATTTGCCGTCCGATGCTTTTAGTATGTCTACTTTCGGATAATAAAATTCTACGTTTGTGTCGTACAAAATTCTGAATAAAAATTCAAAAGTTTTTTCGGTACCTTTTGCTTTGTAAAATTGTTTAATATATTTTACAAGAGTTTTTACTTCGACTGGCAAACCAGTTTCTTTGTTTATGGCCAGACTTTCAGGAAAGTCTAAAAGATATTGTTTTTTGAAATTTTCGACGTATTCATCAAAAGTTGTATCGATATCTTTTACTTTTGCGAGATCCAAACTGTTGCGAAGATATGCACCTTGCGTTTCGAGCCATTCGTAGTAAGCATTTAAAAATGCAACAAATGTAGGGTGATCGATGCGCACAAATTCTGGCACTTGCGCATTTACAAGCGGAGATATTTTATCTAAACTTTTAAATTCGCTGCGCATTTATTAGTTTGTTCCGTTGAATGGACTACCCGAAGCAGAATATGGATCATAACGGAAAGTTTGTGGCGAGCAAGTTACGGTAATATCTTCCAAATTTAGGATCAGAATTTGATTTCTTCTTGCCAAAACATCGTTTTCTTTTGGTATTGCCGAGAAAGTGATATCGGTTTGTGTTTCTGGACTCAAATATTGAGGAACAAAGTTGGAAAGTGTGACTTTTCCGGTTGTATAATTAATAGTTCCAGCATTTTCATTGATATAAATTTTTGATCCACCGACCAATTTATATATTCTAACTTTTCCATATCCATCGTCATCAATATAAGCATCCACATTTGGTTTTGGCGACGCTGTACTGGTTGCATCTTGATATCCAAATATCGAAGAAGTCAATATTGGCGTGTAACCATCGATAGGATGATACAATTCGTTGTCGAAATTTATCGTATAGTTTGTTATGGTGGTTAAATTTGGTTCTAATTTCTTCTTTAATGTCAAATCTATATTACACGATATAACTGGAGGATTATAATTAGTGTTGATATGCGACACAAATAAAGATTCATTGAAATCTCGATCAAATTTTCCTATGTTATCAATACCATATATGTAAATTAGGTTTTTGATATTCTGTTCAAGTGTTTCTTTGACCAAAGTTGTCTTGGCTGTGTTGTATTTTATATTAATATCCAAAACCAAATACAAGTAATCTGGATCTACTACTTCCGGTATAATCGAAACAAGATTTTTCTCTTTGAGAATATTTTTTGCAATCGCAAGTTTTTGTAACTGTGTCAGACGAGTAGCGTTTTTTGGTTTGATAGATAAAAATACCTTACCGTATATCGGTGGATCGTTATCTTCACCACCCCACACAAAAACACTTTCGGCTTGCTCGCCATAATCTTTCGATAATATAGCTCGATAATCTTCAGCAGTAACCGCACGCTCTTGTGCTTGATAGTTTCTGGGAGCATAGTATTTTATTGACTGTGTTGTTTCGGTTTCGCTGCCACCAAAAGAAGAAGAATATTTACCATCCGAACCCAGTAATAGTGTTGTTTGCGAAGACATTCTTTCGGCATATCTAAAACTACGAACTGTAGAACTATCGTTTTTACCTACACCATTTGCCAAAGAACCACTACACGTTCTATAAAATATTGAAATGACGTTTCCAGGCAAAGGTTGTTGACCAATAATACCGTCACCAAAATAAATTTCGTATTGTCCGGTCGAATTAAATTGTAAAAAGTATACTTTTGAATCGCTGCCAACTTTATTGATATCGTTGACCAAAGTCCAAAGAGTTTCAATACCAGAAGTATTGTTGATAGAGTATGAAACGCGCACCTCTATTGATGTTGTATCTACATTTATTTCTGGTATTATAAATTTTTGATCTATATTTGAATTTGGATCGTAAACATAAGTTATGGTTTTTACTGAACCTTCTTTTATTTCCACATTTCTTGCAAAATAACGAGTGCCTTCTGCTTCAACTTTAACATTCTGAGTCGAAGTAAATATAAATGTTTGTGAACCAAGTGTTCCGGTAAATCTACTACCAGCTGGTATAAATTCAGTTCCGTTAGATATACTTTGAATAGTTGGTGAGTTTGCGTTCAAAAATTCAACATCAACATAAGCAATAGCCGAACGATAAGATTTTGGAACATAATTTAAATGCTTGGCAATCGATACAACCGATGGTTGCAACAAAGCACTATCCAAAAATGTTTCGTTGGCCACCATATTTGCATAATAACTTTGATAGTGAGTATTATAAGCCAAAACATCCAAAAGAATATTTAAACCAGAACCTTCAAAATCATAATCTTTGAATTGATTTTGACTTTGAAGATACAATTTTAAATTTTGTTTGATATCATCAAAATCTAATCCATCAATTTTAAGATTTGTTGTTGCCATTATCGATTTCTCGTTATATTAAATGTGAAATTAAATGGAGTTTGCAAATTTATGATGCTATAATTTAGAGTTACCGAGAAACTATTGCCATCTAAGTTTGGTAAAATTATAACATCGTAAAGCTGAACTCTGGGTTCGTATTTTTTTACTAATTGCGAAACTACAGTTTTCATAGCGTCTAAATGCAAACTAGAAGTGTTTTCAAACAAACAATCATATATTCCAGAATTTATTTCTGGATGAAAAGGTTTTTCGTATCTTTTGAGCGTCAAAAGATTTTTCAATGCTTTTTTTACACTGTCAGATTCAACATACTGAGTAACATCGTTCGTCAAAGGGTGACGATTAAAGCTAAGATCTAAATCTCGATAGTTTACTATTTTTGCCATAGTTGTTTTCTTTAAGTGTATTTATGTTTGATATTTTCAATCGTTGCATATTACGTTGTTGCTTCCTTCTGCGCAATCCGAGCCGCAACTAATAGCATCACCAACACGTCCAACTGATTTATCTTCGGCAAACACATTTGGAGACCCTGCGGCTAAAACGCCTGCATGACAAGATTGACAACAATGCACCGCCCAAGCATGACCTACACAGTGAAAAGGTATATCGTTGGCGAAAACTGAATTGGAACCCTCGATGTTTTCACGACGCGGATAGCAACCGTGACCCGTGCAAATGTCGCCCAATCTAACTACAGGAGGCATAATTTATCTCCATATTCCAGAATTTTTAAAATGCGCCACAACTTGACGCCAAACGCCGTTTACTTTTAAATACACTCTAGTTTTTTTCCACACGCCACTGATTTTTATCCAAAATCTTGAATTGGAAGACACAATCGGCAAACTGCCGATTTCTTCCTGTGCGCCGTCAAAAAATCTGCGTCCACCCATTAGTTGTCGGTCTCCACTACTTGAACACGCATACAACTGGTTATTGTTGCGTTGCTTGAGGATATTGTAGCCAAAACCAAACAAGCACCCGTAACATCGGCAATACCACCTATGAGTCTGCCTGTCACAAAATCACAATCGTTCATTTTTCCGATTTCATCAACCGCAAACATCGCCAAAGGTTTGAAAAGTGTCACCCCAAATGCACCTGCGGTTCCTGTGGTTGCGGTCAAGTCAACATTTTGCACGCTACGAACACCCGTATCACCGTATTGTAACGGCACAAGTATCATACGAGTTGCTTCACGATAGTTGGTTCCGCCAATCGGAAAAAGCGGCGAAACTCTACTACCTGTTCCCGCTTGATTGGTGTATGTAACGATTGCGGTTGTTAATGTTGCGCCTATCTGAGTGTATACGGTAAGCCCAATCATCACACCCTTGCCATCGGTATAACGAGTCAAAGCGGCTGTGGGAAGATTTGTTGTTTGGGCAGTGGTGGTGGTTCCCGACAATCCACCTTGATGGCTCAATATATCAATAAGCATATAAACGCCACCCGCTATGAGAGTACTCACGCTACCACCAATCAACTTTAATCGGCGAGTACCCGATACGGTTGGAAGTGGAAAAGCGTTGTTTGCGGTTGTACCCAACGCAACTGCGGTGGTTGGAGCCGTGTTTGCGGGAAGACCCAACGCCCATGTGTTGCACACTCGGTTCAAAACAGCGTTGCCCGAAACGATGTACGGCTGAGACTCTATTTCGTGTTTTATTTCGTTGTAATATGTTAAAAAATTTGGAACAGGCATTTATTTCTCCACCATCGTTAGCGTACCAAAAATATCGGGAGCGGTGGTGCTATTTCCGATCCAAAGAAACGCAAGGTGAGCGTTGTCGTGTATATTGTCGTAGAAAGGAAGTCCCGTTGTGAAATCTCGCCATCCACAACCACCTGCGCTTGGTATGTTCAAATACGCAAGCGGATGTCCGATTGTGATTCCAAAGTTACCCACCGTACCTGTGCTTGCGCTGAGTGTAACACTCTTGACGGCTCGTATGCCCGTATCGCCGCTTGCGTACGGCAACAATATCGCTCGTGTTACTTCACGGAAGTTGGTTCCACCAAAATCGGTGGCAACGCTAGTTTGTCCTGTCACACCGTTTTGATTGGTGTAGTTCATGGTGATGGTTCGTGCGGTTGTGCCGACGATTACATATATTTCGGCGAATGCGATGTTGCCTTCACCATCCGTATAGCGAGTGAGCGCAGGCGAAGCGGGATGTCCCTGAACCGTTTGTTCGGTTGTAACCGTACCGCTCAGATTGTGGTTGTGATACAAACGGTCGTAAAGAATCAGCGTTCCCGCCACATGAGATGTGGCACTTGCACTCACCAAAAACTTCTCTTTGCCCGATTGTGCGTTTCGCTGTTTGAGTGCGCCATCGGTTGTGTTGGTGGGAATTGAACCTACCGTTCCCGATGAAGCGATATCGCCTGTGGTTCCGTGCGATGGCTGTCCCACATATGTCCAAAGACTTGCGGGTCTTCCCGCAATCACCGAAGTTGCCGCACCGCTTGGAGTGTACGCCACTTTGTGAAAAAACAAGTTTTCCGCAGACGAAGTGCTTCCTGTCACACTCATCAAGTTTATCAAATCGGATAGGTCTGTCACTTTTGCCATGTTATGTCTCCACCATCGTCAAGTTGCCAAAGATTTCAGGAGTCGTTGCTGTGGTCGGTGAATACATGACGGCAAGACACGAATCATTTGGAACATTCGGTATACCCGGAAGACCGTTTGTGTAATCACGCCACGCACAAGTGCCTGAATTGTTTGACCCAAACATCGCTATGGGATGTCCGATGACCACACCAAAATTTCCAATCGTTCCCGTGGTTGCGGTGAGCGTCACGCTTTTTACTGCACGAACGCCTGTATCACCCTTCTTGAGCGGCATCACCAAGATGGTTGGCGATTCACGCCGACCGTTGTTGCCAATCATTTGTTGTTCGCTGACGCATCCAGTAACACCATCTTGATTGGTGTAGTTCATTCGTATAGTGGTGAGTGATGCACCTATGGTTGTATAGATTTCAACGAACACCATGTTGCCTACACCATCGGTATAGCGAGTGATGGCGGGATTCGGTGGTTCGCCCTGAACACTTTGCTCGGTTATGGTGGTTCCGTTAAGATTGTGATTGTGATACAATCGGTCGTAAACGATGAATGTTCCAGAAACCGACCCCGCCGCACCCGCTTGAATCATCCACTTGTCGTTTCCGTTTTGTGCGTTGGTGTAAGGAATAGCACCAGTTGTACCAAGGTTGCAAACACTACCAGTCAATCCACCATTAGAGTTTATATCACCTGTGATACCGCCGCAAGGTTGACCATCAAATCGCCAGTAACTCATTTTTCTACCAGTCATAAAAGTCATGGTGATGTCGGTAGTCGGAGAACCATTGATGTGAATCGTTTTATGAAAAAACTGACTGTCGCAACTTGCTCCAGTAGAACTCGCCAAACTAATCAATTCATCAAGATCGGTGATGCTAGGCATATCACTTGTTCTCCCAGTTCACTCCACGCAAAATTAAATCATCTTTGGCAAAAGTGATAACTTCAACGAGCGAATCAAGATTTGCTCCAGAAGCCATGTCCATATTCATGGCTTGTGCTATTCCGTCCATGTGAATGTAAAACGGGGAAAGATTTGCTGTAAGCCGCCAGTCTTTGCGGTCATCTTCATATACTATTGCTGACGCAGATGATGAAATGATTGAAGCCATAATTGTTCCTCACACCGTGTATTGTAAATAAATGTTACCATCGGTTCCGCCCGAAGGTTCGGCGGTTCCGCTCAAAATTCCAAGTGCTACAAATATATTTGTTCCCTGAACCGTAATTGTCATGTTGCTTGCTGAGTTTGCGGTAAGTGAAGGTGTACCGGTGACTCCGTTTAACGACTGAACATAATTAGCGGTAAGACTTACGGTTCCTGTTGCACTCACAGAAAAATCGTTTGGATTAAATGAAGCCACACCTGTGATGCCTGTGGTAGTAGCAAGAGGCGAAGATGATCCAGATGCGTTTGAAGAAATGGTTATGGTGCTTCCGACTGTACTTACTGTAACATTAGATCCTTGAGCAATCGTGACCGGACCAGTTATGCTGTTAACAGAAGTTACATAATTGCTAGTAAGACTAACTGCTCCTGCGGCACTTACTACAAACTCATTTCCGAATGAAGCAACACCAGTTACACTTGAAGTGGCGATGGGTGGAGAGTAAACAACAGCACCAGTAGTACCATTGAACGAAGTAACTCCTATGTTTGTAATTGTTGCTGTGTTTGCCGAGCGAGATACAAATATACCCGTTCCCGCCGAAACCGTATCACCAGTTGCTTGATATGCGTTTGCTAGACTAACTACTCCACTTGAAACGCTGAAATATGTGGAGTTGAAAGATGCCACGCCTGTGACGCTTGTGGTTGCCAAGGGTGGGGCATAGGTAACTGCGCCCGTGGAGCCGTTGAACGACAGCACGCCCGTGTTGGAAAGTGTGATTCCTGCTCCAAGAGCAACCGAGCCTCCACCACCAAGTCCCGTACCCGCATTCACGGACACCGACGAGTTGACGAGTTGAAGCGTATCGCCGATAATCTGAATCGTAGAACCGTCAACATTCACATTGAGTGTGTTGCCCGACTTGCTGAGACCGTTGCCTGCGGTGGTCACATCCACGCCCGTGTACTGCGTCCAGATGATGGGACTAGTTCCGAGCGTGAGACCCACACCCGAAGTGCCAATCAACACAAAGCCTGCACCGCCGTTGGTAGTTCCCATTTCAACATAAACCGTGTCGCCACCTGCCACCTGACCCGGAATGCTGTTGTCAGCATCGCTGGCACGAATCAGTTTCCACTTTTGACTTGCGCTACCCGTAAGCGAAACAAAATAAATGCCGTTTTCAATGTTGCTTGTTTGGTCTTTCACAAGAATACGGTCGTTGAAATCAGCCGTGTGACCGTCAATCTGACCGATGAAACCGTTCACCAACGCTTCAAGGTACGCACCCACGCCCGTGAGTCCGTTGTCGTATGTCGCACCGAGCGCAACAGTTGTGGCGACATGGCAGTTGGGGTGATAGTTGAGACCTGCGGCAATGCTGTCCACATAGTACTTGTTGGCGGCATCAAATGTGTTGGTGGGTGTCAGCAGGTCGGTAATCTTGTTGCTGTTGAGCGACAGATTGCCCGTTATACCAGTAGTGAATGTTTGCGGTTGCGAGAAGGTATTGGCGGTGTTTGTACGGGCGACATTGGAGAGACTGACCGCACCCGTTGAAACCGTAAAGTCGGACGAGTTGAACGAGGCGACACCCGTGACGCTTGTGGTGGCGAGAGGAACGACATAAGACACTGCACCAGTTTGACCGTTGAAACTGTTGACGATATTTGGTGCTGAGATATTTCCGCTGAATGTAGCACCAACAGCACTTATGTTGCGATTCGAATCGATAAACTGATCGGCAGAAACTCCTACCGAAAATCCACCAACAGAATTGTATGGTCTTAAACCCATTTACTAAAATCCTTTATGGAGGTACAACAACACTTCCTTGATACATCGTAGAACGAACCGAGAAAACTGTCGAGTCTGTGGATGCCGGTGTTACACACAAACCCCAAGTACCGGCAGTAGCTTCTAATGTAAATGTTCCGACACTTGATCCAACCGATAAGTTCGCATATTCCGAATAATCGAATGTTAAACCAACTCCGTCGTAAAGAACCATATATTTTTTAATGGTACTGCCGCTGTTGTCGGTTTTATAACCATAAACAGTAATATCAGCAGCATTCATATATTTCAGTATTGTTAAAGTAGCAGTGGTTCCATCAATATTTCCATACGTTTCTTCTTCGGGATTACCATCAACAAGCAATATTTTTGTGGTTGATGTAGTTGTTTGTTGGTTACCGACTGTTTCAGCAAAATTAACACCAAATGTAGCACCCGAAGAAAGCAAACCTAGGCGGTTTGTTTCAGTCAAAGACGAGCTGCGAAGAAGTGTACTTCCAATATTTGTTGTACTATCTTTTGCAATAACAGGGTTGAAACTTACAGCACCATTCACAACTTTAAATTGGCTTTGTTTGAACGAAGCAACACCAGTTAAGCTATAAGTTGCTATTGGTGGATAATAAACTACATCGTTAGTCAAACCATTAAAAGTTTTTACATAATCTCCAACTGGCCCTGTTGCTCCAGTGTTTCCTTGAGGTCCTGTTGGTCCTGTTGCTCCTGTTGGTCCTGTTGCACCTATAGAACCCGTAGCTCCTGTTGCTCCAGTATTTCCTTGAGGTCCTGTTGGTCCTGATGGTCCGGTTGGTCCTGTTGGACCTGTAGATCCAGCACCACCTCCACCACCGCCACCAATAGAAGCAATACGAATTGCCTGACCTTCTAGAGTTACCGTAACATTGGATCCAGCGGTAACTTCCACCGGTCCAGTTAAACCATTCAATAAAGAAACTTTGACTTGAACCAAACGCCAATAACCACCAGTATTGTTCCACACCCAATAGTCGGATGTGGTTCCGTTTGGTGCATAAACTTGACCGTCTGATGGTCCAATTGGAAAACTTAATTCTGCCATATAGTTTATTTATCTAAAGAAATTAACCAACTCCAACCCACTTATCTTGATAATAAATGTAGAATTTACCTTCATCCGAATTGTACCAAATTTTCCCTTCGTAATTTCCAGTTAACGGCGCAGATGTAGCGACTTCCGAAGCCACAATCTGAACTTGCAACATAGCCGAAGGAAAAGCATTCCATGCATAACCATCCCAACGCCAACTTGAGTATCCGTAGGTATACACCTGATCGACAGAAGGATTTGCGGGAAATGCTAACCCCATAGTTGCTCCTTAAATGATTTCGAACCAACTCAAGTCAGCCGAGATGTCGGTACTCGACTGAAACGCTCGCATCGCAACGGTGAGGATATCGCTGGTTCCTGTTGACCCCGTAATACTCGTCTGAGTTCTCCCGAGTTGAAAGTTGAAA